CCTCACTTAATGTTAGGTGCAATACATGAAGAACTTATTTCATGGTGGGCTAGGCAAGATGCTAAAGAGAATCAGTTAGTATTACTACCTCGTGGTCATATGAAATCTAAACTTGTAGCCTATAGAACTGCTTGGTGGTTAACTAAACATCCTGAGACTACAATACTATATGTATCAGCTACGGCTGACTTAGCAGAGAAACAGTTGTATGCTATTAAAAATATTATAGATAGTCCCATCTATCGTAGATACTGGAAGGATATGATCCATGAAGAAGAAGGTAAACGAGAAAAATGGGCAGTAGCAGAGATTGCAGTAGACCATCCTAAACGTAAACTAGAGGGAGTACGTGATGCTAGTGTTAAAGCAGTTGGGCTTACCAGTAATACTACTGGCTTTCACGCTGATGTCGTTGTGCTTGACGATATTGTTGTACCAGGTAATGCTTATTCTGAGGAAGGAAGAGGAAAAGTTGCAGCAGCTTATTCGCAATTGGCTTCCATTGAAAACCCTGGGGCTCTTGAGTGGGTTGTTGGCACTCGTTATCATCCTAGAGATATTTATGATACTATGGTAAACATGAAAGAACAAGTCTTCAATGATGATGGAGACTTAGAGTCTGAAGAAAATGTTTACGAGTTATTTCAAAAGGTAGTAGAAACAAATGGTGAGTTTCTCTGGGCTAAACAAAAACGAGCAGATGGTAAAGCTTTTGGATTTGATGCTAAAGAACTAGCACGTATCAAAGCTAAGTATGTAGACATTACACAATTTTATGCTCAGTACTATAATGATCCTAATAACTCTGAAGCAGCTAACATAGCTACTGATGACTTTCAATATTATGATAGAGCTGTATTACAAAACAGAGAAGGTGATTGGTACATTAGAGATCGTAAGCTAAGTGTATTTGCAGCTATTGACTTTGCTTTCTCTTTACGTAAACAAGCTGACAGTACAGCACTAGTTGTTGTAGGTGTAGATCACCAAGGTAACTACTATGTATTAGACATAGACAGATTTAAAACAGATAGGATTGTAGATTACTATGATCATATTATTAGAGCTTGGGAGAAGTGGGGATTTAGAAAACTAAGAGCTGAGACTACAGTAGCTCAACAGACTATCGTAAAAGAACTTAAGGATAGTTATCTAAAACCTAATGGTATACCTCTTGTCATTGATGAGTTTAGACCTACTAGACACTTAGGTGACAAACGTCAACGTATATCAGCAGCACTAGAACCTAAGTATCATAACCAACAAATGTGGCATTATAAAGGTGGTAATTGTCAGGTCTTAGAAGAAGAACTATCACAAGTACATCCACCTCATGATGACGTTAAAGATGCACTAGCTAACGCAGTAATGATTTCAGTAGTTCCTAGACAAAGGTCTAATGGAGTTAGTATGATGTCTTCAAACGTTTTAACACACTCTCGTTTTGGGGGAGTATCTTACTAAGGAATATATATGGCAGGCAAAGTAGCACAATTTGAAAAGGCAATTAATCCAGATACAATGGCAAGAAACCTTGCTCATTTGTATAATCAATGGTGGATACAAAGACAAAACAAAGAATCAGAATGGAGAGAATTAAGAAACTATCTATTTGCTACAGATACAACTACAACATCTAATTCTAGTCTTCCATGGAAAAACAAAACAACGCTACCTAAACTCACACAAATAAGAGATAACTTACATGCTAATTACATGGATGCTTTATTTCCTAATGACGATTGGATGAAGTGGGAGGGAGCCACTTTAGAAGATACATATGTAAATAAACGTAAAGCTATTGAAGCTTATCTTAAAACTAAAACTAAAGAGTCTGGTTTTAAAGAAACTATATCTCAATTAGTAGCAGATTATATTGATTATGGTAACTGTTTTGCAGAAGTACAATATGTTAATGAAGTAGAAAAAGGTAGTCGAGATAATAATCCTACTACAGTTTATAACGGACCTAAGTTAGTTCGTATTTCTCCATTTGATATTATATTTAATCCTACTGCTCCATCATTTAAAGAATCACCTAAGTTTACTAGATATATTAAATCTGTAGGTGAGTTAATGATTGATGTAGAAGATAGACCAGAGTTAGAATATGATAAAGAATCTTTAGATAAAGCTTTAGAAATTAGAAACTCTTTATCTCAATTTAAAGTAGAAGATATTAATAAGTCAGAAGCATTTAGAGTAGATGGCTTTGGTTCTTTACAAGAATACTATCAATCAGGTTATGTAGAGTTATTAGAATTTGAAGGTGATTACTATGACTCTATTGAAAAGAAACTTTATAGAAATCAAATTATAACTATTCTTGATAGAAGTTATATATTAAGAAGAATGGATAATCCTTCTTACTTAGGACAAGATAGTAAGTTCCATGTAGGATGGAGAAAACGTCCTGATAACTTATATGCTATGGGTCCACTAGATAACTTAGTAGGCTTACAGTATCGTATTGATCACTTAGAAAATCTTAAAGCTGATGCTTTAGATCTTACTATACATCCACCACTTAAAGTGGTAGGAGACGTAGAGCCATTTACATGGGGTCCTGAAGAAACAATCCATATTCCAGAAGATGGTGATGTACAGGCTATGGCTCCTAATGCTGCTGCTTTCCAAGTTAATAATGAGATTGCAGCTATTTTAAATGTAATGGAAGAAATGGCAGGAGCTCCTAAAGAAGCTATGGGCTTTAGAAGTCCAGGTGAGAAAACAGCATTTGAAGTACAACAGTTACAGAATGCAGCTTCACGTATCTTTCAAAATAAAATTAATCAATTTGAAACTGAGTTCTTAGAACCTGTTTTAAATGCTATGTTAGAGTCAGCTAAACGTAACTTAGACTTACCTGAATTAGCTAAGGTTATGGATGATGACTTTGGAGTTGCTGATTTCTTATCAGTAACTAAAGAAGATTTAACTGCTCGTGGTAAGCTTAGACCTATTGGTGCTAGACATTATGCTGCGAGAGCACAGTTAATGCAGAATATGTTAGGTGTATTTAATAGTCCTATAGGACAATATATAGCTCCACATATTTCTGCTAAGAAACTTGCAAATATGGTTGAAGAGTATATGGGCTTTGAGAAGTTTGACTTCATTAAAGACAATGCTGCATTATTTGAAGGTGCTGAGCAAGAGCAACTTAAGATGCAGATTCAACAAGATTTGCAGGCACAAGCAGGTCAACCTAATGTACAAGAAAGATCATTAGATCAAGATTTACAGGCTATGCAAGAAAATATGCCAGAATAGATTGACAATTCGTAAAATTTATGGTATAATATTTATATGAATTTGAAAGATGAAAAAGGCAAAGCTTTATCAAAAGCTGAAGCCTTTAAGATAATAAGGACTTATTGTCAAGAACAAATAAGTTTATCTCAACGAAAGGCAATAGATGAAACTACGTTTGATAAACCTTCATGGTCTGAATACCATGCTTATCAACTAGGCTTTCAAAAAGCCTTCTCAAAATTATATAATCTTATTCCTGACCAAGGAGAAAAATAATGAGTGAAGAACAAGTAACACAAGAACAATCTGTTGAACCAACTACCCAAGAGGCTCAACAACAAGATACCCAAGCTAAACCATTTGAGATTCCGACAGAAGCTCAAGATTTGGTAGGTGAAGGTAAGAAGTACTCTAATGCAGAAGAAGCTTTAAAATCTGTTCCTCATGCTCAGAATCATATTCAGACTTTAGAGTCTGAGTTAGCTGAGCTAAAGAATGAATTAACTAAGCGTAAAACTACACAAGAGCTTTTAGATGAAATAAAGTCTGGAGTCAAACCTGCAGAGCATACCACTCAAGAGGGAGGACTGAACCAAGATACAATTATGGAGTTAGTAAATAACACTCTTAAGCAAAACGAACAGAAAAAAACTGCTCAAACAAATGCTTCTCAGGTAGCTTCTAAGTTTTCTGAGAAATATGGATCCAATGCAGAATCTGTTTATAATAGTTTAGCTAAAGATTTGAATCTTTCTCCACAGAAACTAAATGAGCTCGCAGCTACATCTCCTAACTTAGTGTTAAGATTAGCCGACTTAGAACCTAATGTTAAAACTAATGTATCCAAATCTTCTGGATCTGTAAATACAGAAGCTTTAGCACAGAATAAAACTCCACAAGAGTTATCTGCTAGAGTTCCTAAAGGTGCTAAAACTCAAGACTTAGTTAATGCATGGAGAGCAGCAGGCGAGAAAGTTAAACAACAATCTTAATTTAAGGAGGGCTTATAATGGCTCAAACAAAAGTAAATACAAATGCGTTTATTGAATCGCAACAGTATTCTCAGTTTATCCTTGAAAACTTACATGACTATCTGTTACCAGAAGGTATGTATAGAGACGTTTCTGACTTCGGTTCAGGTACAACTTTAAACATCAAAACAGTTGGTTCAGTAACAATTCAAGATGCTGCTGAAGATACACCTTTAACATTTTCACCTATTGACACAGGTACTATCAATCTTTCTATCACTGATTATGTTGGTGATGCATGGAAAGTTACTGATGACCTACGTGAAGATGGTTCTCAAATCGACACATTAATGGCAATGAGAGCTCAAGAATCTACACGTGCTCTTGGTGAAAACCACGAAACTAAATTTTTAAACGTAGCTAATGAAGCTCAAGGAGCAGGTTTAAACTTAGTTAATGGTAGACCTCACCGTTGGGTTGGTTCTGCTGCTTCTAATGCAAGAACAATTACTTTAAATGACTTTGTTTCTATGAAACTAGCATTTGATAAAGCTAATGTTCCTGCAGGTGGTCGTATTGCTATCGTTGATCCAGTTGTTGAAGCTTCTATTAATAGCTTAGCAAACTTAATCAATGTGTCTAATAACCCAATGTTTGAAGGTATGGTAACAGAAGGTTTTGCTCGTGACCATAAATTCGTACGTAACGTATTTGGTTGGGATATTTACACTTCTAACTTCTTACCAACATTAACAGCTACTGAAGCTATTAACGCTTCTTCATATGGTTTAACATCTGAAACAGCAGCTGTTGGTGATAAAGCAAACATCTTTATGTGTGTGGCTGACGATACATGTAAGCCAATTATGCACGCATGGAGACGAGCTCCTCAAACAGAAGGTTGGAGAGACAACGAAGAACGTGCTGATAAGTTCCAAGTAACTTCAAGATTCGGTCTCGGTGCTCAGCGTGTTGACACATTGGGTGTAATTTTAACTCATCCATCTAACTACTAAGGAGACTATTATGGGTTACGAAAGTAATACAGGTTTAAATGTACTAAACCACTATGGTCCTAGAGAAACTAATGGTAAATATGGTGCTGCTTCTAAAGGCACTGGTATCGTTAAAAGAGCTCAATGGGACTTTTCATATGATGATCTTCCTGATGCAGCAAGTGATAACTTAGGTTTTGTTATCCCTGCAGGTGCTTCTATTGTTTCAGCAACATTATATGTTGATCAAGCATGGACATCAACATCAGGTACTACAGATCTTTTAGTTGGCTTACAACAAGCTGACGGCACAGAAATCGACAATGACGGCTTATTCGATGGTTCTGAGTCTGATCAAACAGCTATCGGCACAGAAGGTAACGTAGTTACTGGTGCAGGTGCATTAGTTGGTGCTTCTGTTGGTGCAAACAACGGTGAAGTTGTTGTAGCAGGAAGTGTTGACGACCTCACAGCAGGTAAAGCTCGTCTCGTAGTTGAATACGTGTACGACAAAGACTAATAGGTATGGGGACTTAGGTCCCCTCCTATTTTATTTTAGGAATTATAAATGACAGTACAACACAACGCAATTACAGATCCAGACATACATGAACCTAAGGGTATAGCTGCAGCTACTGCAGGTAAAGTATATGTATCAGATGGTGCATCCTCAGGTGAATGGAAATATGCTCCAGGTAAAGCACATGCTGAATTAGTTATATCTGGTGGATCTACAAATCATACATTAGATGCTACAGCAGGTACATATAGCACAGTTAACACGTCATGGACAGCTTCAGGTAATGAAGATCATCTTACAGTAGATACTACAAATGGTGATATTGATTTACTATTTGCAGGACATTATCTTGTATCTGTATTTATGACATTTACAACATCAGCTATTGCAGCAGGTACAGAGTATTCTTTTGACTTAGGTATAGATGGTACAGAAACAGGAAGACCTGTTACAGTAACTAAACATACTAATGCAGCAGAAAAAGTACATGTATCTTTTACTACTATTGTAGATGCTACAGCTAACCAAGTATTAACTTTAGAAGCAACAGGTGATGCTACATCTGCAGGTGAAATTATTACTCCAGTAGAAGCAGGTATCACTGCTCTATTCTTAGACTAGGATTAAACTATGGCTAAAATGACACTACTTGAAATGACACAAGATATATTATCTGATATGGATTCAGATGAAGTCAACTCTATTAACGACAGTGTAGAGTCATTACAAGTAGCACAAATAATTAAAACTACTTACTATAATATTATAGATGGTAGAGACTATGACTTTCTTTATGAGTTATTCCAATTAGATAGCAGTGGTGATTCTAATAGACCTACTCACATGAAGCTTCCTGAAAATATTATTGATCTTAAGTATATTAAATATAACACTCGTAAATCTACAGATACTAAAGATAAGTATTTAAAAGTTAAATATCTTAATCCAGAAGACTTTATGGAAATCGTAGATGCTAGAGATAGTTCTAAATCTAATGTAACAGTTGTTACTGATACTACTGGTATATCTATTAATGTTAAGAATGATAAAGCACCTGAATACTTTACATCATTTGATGATGAATACTTAGTATTTGATTCACATGACTCAGTAGTAGACAGTACTTTAACTAATAGTAAAACACAATGCCATGGTAAACGTTCAGTAGTTTTTTCTATTACTGATTCTTTTACACCTGACTTACCTGTACAAATGTTTAGTTATCTTCTTGCAGAAGCTAAGTCAACAGCTTTTGTTACTCTTAAACAAGTAGCTAATGCTAAAGCAGAACAAGTATCTACTTCTCAAAAACGTAGGATGTCTCAAGATGCTTGGAAACTTAAGAATGGTATTGAGTATCCTAACTATGGTAGATCAGTTAGAGTTAAGAAAGGACCTAATTACTAATGCAATCGACTAGTAATACAAAAGCTTTTATTCACAAAGAACAATATGGAGGAAAGAAAAAAATGAAACATCCAATGTCAGCAGCAGCAAAAAAAGCAGCATCTATGGGTAAAAAAGCAGCAGCAAAAGCAAAGAAAAAACCTATGGGTACAGCAAAAAAAATGGCTAAACCTAAAAAACAAGGATATTAAAATGGACGTTAAAGTAGTAAGATCATATAAAGGTAAAGGTACTAAAGAACTACAAGC